CGATGCCGATCAGGGCCCGCACCTGGTCATCCACGCCCTCGGGAATCTTTGTCCGCTGCTCCACGTTGACCCCCATGACACCGCCCATGTTGTACAATCCCACAATCCTGCCTGTCGCCCTGGTCGCTTTGAGCAGATCGTCCAGCGCCCCCAAGTCGGTAGGCAGTTCCATGCTCACTTCGGTCAGGTAGTAATTCTTTTGCACTTTGATCTTCACCGCCATAGTTGCCCTCCGGGGCTTAGCTATTGCCTGTCGTGCGCGGCTTTGCCGCTCACGATTCCGTCACCACCGTCCGCGGCTCCCCGCCCTGTAACCCTTTCTGCTTGATCCTCGGCCCTTTCTGGCCGCTGGGGCGGCGCCCGCCGCCGCCTTTGCCGCCGCCACCTTTGCCACCTCCGCCTTTACCGCCTGCCCCGCTAGGCGCCTGAGCGCCGGGAAGCTGGGAGGGGTCGATGCCCAACTGCTTCAGGAAGAGCATCGCCTGCACCTGCGCCAGGATTTGCAGCTTCTGCGTCTCCAGCTCCTCGTTGAACCACTTTTCCCGTTCCGTGTTGCCGGCGATCTCCCCATAGTTCTGTACATCCAGCTTTTTCATCACCGTGGACCATGAGATGGGGGCGTTGCTGCGCTTCAACTGCAGGTACTTCAACTGTTCCTGCATCTGCGTAATGCGCAGCAGAGTGCTGGGCACCGATACCAGCCGGATCTGCCGGGCGAACCAGCGCGCCCGCGTCAACTGGTCATATCGCGAGGGCGACTCGGGAAAGTTTCCGTTCACCATCTCGTCCGGCAGATGGCTCGGCACCAGCTCGTCGGGATTGAAATCGAAGACTTCGCGGGCCATCGAATCAGGTCCCACGTACTCCATGATCCGCTGCGCATTGAACCACTGCAGGATGAGAAACTTCATTCGGTAGCCTATGGCCTTGTTGCCCTTTTCGATGCGCGCCGCGATCCCCTTGGCGATGGGCCCGATCGACTCCAGCATCTTGTCCGCCGTCTCGTTGGCGATGTTCATCTTCATGTTCTGCAGGTTGCCCAGGTCCTGCAGACCGAGCTGGGACTGCTTGCAGAGTTTCAGATACTCTAGGAACTTGAAGTGCTCACTCTGCACCCGAACCTCTTCCGGCAGGACGGATTGCAGCGTCTCCTTGGGCTTGCCATCCACGCCCACGCGCACGTCCTCCTCGAAGATGTCGAAATGCTCAATCTTCGGTCCCCCGGTCATTGTGTGGTCGTAACCCAAGGGCGGGTTCAGCGTCACGGTGATGACCTGATCGATCTTGCGCTCGATCTTGCGCGTCGTCGTCTCGATCGCGGCCACGTCGCCCACCAGCGACCGCCCCAGCGGCTCCCAGGCCCAGTCGTCCACCGTGTACTGGATCACCGGAATCTTGCCATCCCAATCGAAGGCCGGGCCGTCGTACATTGGCCTGTCCAGCCCCGAGGCGGTAATGATGAGTCGCAGGTTAGGGTAGACCCGGCAATCTTCCACCGTCGCCGGCCGCATCGTCGGCTGCCCGTTGCGCATCCCCCCGAAGATCTCCTGGTTGATAAAGGGCACTTTGTAGAACCAAGTCGTGCCGGGATCGCCCATTGGCAGCTCGAATCCCGTATTGTTGATCCGCAGGTCGCGCACGAAGGTATAGCGGATCTCGGTGTAGAGGTTGCCGAAGCTCCGCCCCTGCTCGCCGTACCTATATCTCTCGGTAAAATCCAGTCTCCGCGCCTGCATCTGGCTCTTGTAGTTGCGCGGACCCACCGCCTGAAGTTGTCCCTGAAAGAGCGGAAAGCGCCCATGCGCCTCCGCGATCGGCATGTAGTCGTAGATGGTCACGGCGTAGGCATCCTGCACATTGTTCGACTTCGGCATCTGCACCGGGATCACGTCCAGCAGACCCAGCGCATCAAAGACCATCTGGCGCTCACCCCAGCCGTACTCATCGCACCGCACTTTGGGCCACAGATAGCCGATGCCCATCACTGCGGCATATTGCAGGACCTTGAGGATCTGGAAAGGAAAATCGGATTCGAGGTAGACCGCCTTGGAGACCTTGGTCAGCATCTCCGCCATTTGCTTGTAGACCGGGATGTCCGACCCGTAGCCGGCAATCTCGCGCACCTCGGCCAGAGTCTCGCAGAACTTGCGGATATCGTATTTCAGCTCGTTGGTAATGAGCGTAGAGCGGGATTTATCCCGGAAGATGGCGTCGAAGATGCGCAGGTTCGCGCCCAGATTCTTGTAGCAGCTTTGGCCTTCGAGAAAGCCCTCGCCCTCCTGAATCTGTTCCTCAACCCAGCCGACGCGGGTCTGTGGAGAGGTTTCGAACTTCGGCACCTGCCACTGAACAGTCTCCGGTTCCATGCATCATCGCTTTCTCCTCGGTAGTGCTGGCCGCACCGGCGAAAGCGGCTTCGCCGCAAAAGCCCAACATTATGCGCACCATAGAGCAAAAATGCTTGTGCGTCTACGCCAAAAATAGTGAATCGTGTGAGTGTGAGTCGTCAGTTTGCCGCGCACTCGCACTGTTCACCCACACTCTTCACTGTTCAATGACCATGCTCATACGCCTCCGCGTGCAGATAACTCTCCCGCTTCGTCTTCGTCCTGTCCCCCCGTTTGTCGTAGAGTTCCAGGTGCCGCGCCAGAAAATCCCGGTTGACTTGGTTCCGCGCATTGGCCATCAGGTTCAGCATGTGCAGCCGGAGCTGCTTCCGCATCGGTCCTTCGATCGCCTCCCGCTGCTCTTCCTCGACCTCCTCGCGAATCCTCTCCTGCTTGCGCATTTCATTCGACCAATACTCCGCCGCCAGGGCGGAGCCACAGATGATCTTTTCCCATCCCCATGGCGCCGGATACTGCTCGGGAAGTCCCATCCGCAACTCCCGGTTGAGCGGATTCCGCCAGTACACGATCTTTGTTCTCAGTTGCGCGCTCATCACGCCTCCGGCGCTGGAAGTTGCTCGATCACCTGCTCATGCTTCCATTCCAATCGCATCCGTTGAAAATCCTCCCGCGTCAAGCATTTTTCGTCCATCCTGATCGTGGTTACTTTTCCCGATTCATCTATGTGCGTAAAAAATCCTGCGCCTAGACACAGCCGATCACCGCATTCGCTCTTGGCTTCACTGCCGCTTTCCAACGCGCGTAGCGCCATCGGCGTTGTCATCATCTCCACGAACGTCTTGCTCCATTTCAACTTTTGCGCCACTTTGGCGGTTGCCTGATGCCTTTCCATCGGTGTCATCATCGCCGGGTGCTGCCGTTGGCCCTTATCGATCTCCCGCATCTTCCTTTTGAAATCACGGCGAAGACCGTTCCAGAATCTTTCGTTTTTCTTGCTCTGGGCATCCAGAGTTGAAAAAAGAAAACAATCAAAACAGCGCAGCCGATCCAGCCGGCCTGCCGCATCCCACCCAAAATAAAAGACCGGTCCCCATAAACGCCTAAAAACCGGTTCATCCGATTTTTCCTGGACGCAGAGCGTGGTTCCCCAATCGAAAACAACGGTTAGCCATGGCGTCCGCAAGGTAACGCTTCGCTCCCGATTGTCATTCCGCCTCTGCAAATCAAAAAATCGCATCGCCTCTTCTCCCGATTTACTCGTTCACTTTTTCACTCGTTCCCTGCCCATTACCACTCCCCCACACTCACCGCGCTCATCGAGCACACCGCCCGGCTCAGCGGCGGATTCTTTTCTGCTGGCAGCGCATACCGCTTTTGCGCCCGCTCGGCCAGAATGTCGAAATCGTGCGCGGTGAAGAACGATTGCGCCGCCGCCCGCACCCGGTCATCGTGCTGTCCGCTGCGGTGCTCCATCTTGGAGATCCTCCCTGCCGCCGCATGACGTTCCAGCATCTTCAGCTCCTCGATCAGCCACTTCGACGCCGGCCGGTACCACCCGCCGTTCACCGCCTCCGTGAAGCGCGTCATCAGGATCGGCACACTCCAGACATTCGAATACCAGCCTTCTTTTTTGGTGCTGTCGTCCCTGATTTTTTTGCTGTCGTACCGCCGCGGCTTGTGATGGTAATGGAAGCCCATCAGCTTCAATTGGTGCTGGCAGGTATCGCCAGGCCGGTTGATTTGCTCCACGCAGAACTTTACCCCCCGCGGATCGCGCGTATTCTCCCCGTACCAAGCGGCCATACAGGCCGCAAAACCCACGATCTGGGCGGAGTTGATCCGGTTCGAGGTAAGCTCGGCCACTTGGTAATCAAACTCGTCTCCAAAGCGGTTCCGCGTCATGGAGGCGCAGGTCCGGTCCTCGTCCTCCTTGCCCAGCCCGTCAGCCGTATCGATGCCGCAACTGTAGTCGTAGCCCGGCTGCGGTTCCTCGAAGACCAGCAGCTTGTCAAAGCTGTCCGTCTCCACCTCCTCGTTTACCGGCTTCAACGGCACCAAAACCCAGTCATATCGTTGCCCGCGGTGCGATTCCCAATGCACACGGATGCGCGGCCGTTCGCAATCGATCTCGCTCTCCTCCGGATCGAAGCCGTCGTCAATCGAATCTCCGGTGATGGCGTAGGTCTGCACCGGCTTTCTTCTTTTCACGCCCTCGCCTTGCACCTCGTATACGTGCTCTTCGATCTCTCGCATGGTTTCCAGGTCGAAGACGCTGTCATGCACCCCGGTCAGCGCCTCAAAGTCGTCCGCCGGCATCCGCGCGAACCAGATCTTCTGCGTATGCTTTTCGCAGGCCTCCCGGTACCCGAACTCCCAGAACCATTGCTGCTCCAGCGGCATCCGCCAATGCGCGCCGGCGATCTGGGCCAGGTAGGGAGTATTGCGGATATACAGTTCGCAGCGGAGAACATGCTTGCGCGTCTCTTCCAGCGGCCTCCAGCCTGCCGGAATCGGGCATTTGCGCAGCCAATCCGCCTCCGGATAGAGATCGGTGGCCATCGGCCAGGGGATAAAGATCGGACAGAGCCGCGTCAGGCCCTTCGGCCAGTTCTTTTTGGCGTCGCGCCAACTGTCGGCCAGCCATCCGGTATTCCCGCCTCCGGTGCCTTCGAAGACCATGAAGAGATTGCGGCTGCTGTGCGTGGCCGGCAGCAGCCCCTCTTCGATGACTTTTTTGGGCTTGGGAATGTCGGCCAACTCGGATATGTGGATGCAGGTCGGGGTCCACCCCTGGGCGATGCCCGTGGCCTGCATTCCCGACTGGATAGAGAGGATTGATCCATTGTCAAAGGCGCCCTTGGGCATCTTCCGCGGCACCAGCCACCACGGGCAGCGGTTGTAGGCGGTATCCAAAATGCGCCCGATCAGCTCCGACTTGTCGGCCTGCACCGAGGCCATCACGGCCTGGGTATGGGGAATGAACATCAGCCGGTGGATGAACTTCAGGGCCGTTTTGGTGGTGATGCCCACCTGCCGGGCCTTCAGGATCAGCAGTTCGATCGAGACCTGTTTCAGGTCGAAATCGGCAATGATCGAGTCGTAGACCGCCTGCGACTGGCGGTTGCAGAATTTGAAGATATGGCCCTTCTCGTCGCAGACGTAGGCGTACCGGCTCTCCCAGTAATTCGAGTCCAGGGCGCACAGGACCTGTTCGTTCTCGATCCAGCGCCGGATCTCCTGCTGGCGCCTCTGGCTGATGGTCTTGACTAGGGTAATCCAGGAGCTGCGGGTGTTGGTCTCCATCTTGATGAGCGAGTCGATGTAGGCCTTGAACTCCTCGATCTGGCCCAGGGAGTGATACTGTGGCCTCCATCCCTCGCGGGCGGCGAACTCGTCCAGGTTGGCGAGTATGATGCGCTCCGAATACATCGCTCTCCGTCGGTGGCGAGTGAAAAAGTGAAGAAGCGAAAAAGTGAATGCGTCCGCCGCAGCGGATTCACTCGTT